GTCCACCATCACCGATAAAGTTTGTGGCCCCCACATTACCCGTAATATTTAGGACATTTGCCCCAGTGTCATTTACGTAGAGATTGGAACCGATACTGAGATTGTGAGCGGGTGCGGTATTTTGAATACCGACGTTGGAGCTTGTTACGAGACCCACACCGTTGTAACCAGATGCAGAGTTAAACTGGACAACGTTAGCTACGGTATTTCCTTGATCGACGATGTCACTTAGGGTGGTAGCGATGTTGGAGAGGAGTCCACCATCACCGATAAAGTTTGTGGCCCCCACATTACCTGTAATGTTTAGGACGTTCGAGCCCGCGTCACTTATGTGAAGATTGGAACCGACACTCAAGTCAAATGTGGGTGCTGTATTTTTTATACCCACACTTCCAGTGAGGGAAGTATCTATAAAAAGGTTACCGGTACCAACTTCTAGATTACTTGCGATTTCGACTTCTCCCGAAAAGGCTTGAATGTTAGTCGTCACCATATGATATTACCAGATACTTTTTTTTTAGTATGTGAACGTTGCGACGGTGATGCTATCTTCATCTATGGTTGTAACACCTCCGTCTGTTTTGGGTGAGGTATATTCAATAAAAATATGATAGTCACCCTGACCGTCGAGAATGGTTAAGGGTCGCATGGAAACTCGGTTTCCAGTTGTAATGATTGTGGGGTTCCACGGGTTTGTACTTGTTCCACCAAAAATATTTTTAGTACCTATGGCAATGTTAGTTGAGGGTGTGGCACCCGTTTTATGACCACCCCCAACTTCGAGGACTAGGGTACTCACTTCCTCGTCTCCCTCCACGAGTTGTGCTGAAATCTTTGAATAAAAGACGTTCGATGTGTAGTTTACGTTAATGTAGGGTTTATCACCCGACGAAATACTTCCAGAATAACTATACGTCTTCTTTGTGACTTCACCGGTGTTTGTAACGAGACCACTCGTCACGTAGACCACATTTGATACTGTAATATTACTCGTAAATGTTGGATCGAGGAGGTCAGCTTTATTTGTCTCTAGGGTTCCCACCCTCGCTGCATTTGAGGTGAGATCGGTCTCTAGGACCCCCACCCTTGCGGCGTTAGAGGCGAGGTCGGTCTCTAGGACGCCAACCCTAGCGGCATTTGAAGTTAAATCGGTTTCAAGAGAAGAAACATCAGTCTCTAGGACCCCCACCCTAGCGGCGTTAGAGGTGAGGTCTGTCTCTAGGACCCCCACCCTGGCGGCGTTGGAGGCGAGGTCGGTCTCTAGGGTTCCCACCCTCGCTGCATTTGAGGTGAGATCGGTCTCTAGGACCCCCACCCTAGCGGCGTTGGAGGTGAGGTCGGTCTCTAGGACCCCCACCCTGGCGGCATTGGAGGCAAGGTCAGTCTCTAGGACCCCCACCCTAGCGGCGTTGGAGGTGAGGTCGGTCTCGAGGACCCCCACCCTAGAGGCATTGGATGTGAGATCCACTTCCAAAGTGCCCACCCTTGCGGCATTGGAGGCCAGGTCGGTCTCGAGGACCCCCACCCTAGAGGCATTGGAGGCGAGGTCGGTCTCTAGGACACCAATTCTAGAGACGTTACTTGTAAAGTTGGATAGGAGGGCGAGACCTGTGAGGGTGGTGCCGTCGCCGTAGTAGCTTCCATTTACCACCGTAATATTATTTTGAACATTGACATTACCAATTAGGTCTATCAACATTATGTGATCGTCGTCGTAGTAGTGTAGGATATGGTCATCGGTGAATGTATTTTGGGTGTATCCAATGGAAAACCTATGTTCATCGGCGTGGTAGATGACGGCAATGTTGGCGTAGACCCCATCATCCTTATGTTCCATCATAATCCCCGTGTCCAGGTTATGGACTTCATTGTTTGCACCGATACCGAAGATTCTATCTTCTATAGTGACGCTCGTGGAGGACACAACGGTATTGTTACCACTGAGTGTGATGTTCCCTAAGAATTCAGCCTCGGCTGCGGAGATGACATATGTTCCACCAGAGGACACGTAGACGGGTGATTTAATGAATGTACCGTCTGTATCAACCATGGGTAGGTATTTATTGGTGGCATCTGCCAGACCCACGACGGAGATGTTTGAACCGACTTCCAAGTTCGCGGTGGTCACCAAACCAGTGGTGGCATTTGTAAACTGGATCGTATTTGAGGTAGTGTTTCCAGTGTCGGTGACCTGTTGGAGGGTTTGGAGTTTTGTCAGAACGTCTGCGGGATCCATTTTTTCAAATGTGTTTCCGCCACCATTTGTATAGATGTGCGGAGGTTGGGTGGTGACTACCTGAGCGTTGGGAATTGCATTCACACGACCAACACCTGTGACGTCAATGATACCCGTAGATATATGTGGTTTAACTATGAGACCAACATTCTGAATGAGATCGGTTTCGGCTTGGGGTACTACATTTGATATGCCACCAGCTACAACGTTGCTCACATAGACGGTTTCACCAGATATGAATTCATCGGTGTTTAACCCATCGGCTCTACCAAATGTGACGACAAGACCGACACCATTTACAGCTAAACTTTGATAGGCTACACCTAACGCGGGCATGGTGGTTGAACTATCCGCTCGAGCTTTCCGTATATTAAAAATTTCATTACCTGTATGCCCAGCCGCATAGACGACATCACCTTTACTTATTGTTTCTAGTGCCCTGCCTTGTAAAAATGTGTGATTTTGTAGCTGATTGGTCCAATTGGAACCATCGTATACAAGTATGTCTTCATTTTGGGGGGTGGTCAGTGTCACGTTTGCCAGTTGGTTTAAATTTACACCAACGTTGGAGGTGAGATCGGTGGTGAAGGCGGTGTGCGCATTGGTGAATTGGAGGGTGTTGGAGGTGGTGTTTCCATTATCGGAGACATCTTGGAGGGTTGTGACCAGGTTGGAGAGGAGACCACCATCCCCCAAAAAGGTGGTGGCCGTGACGTTACCACCCACGACGATGTTACTTGTAGTGACCAAACCAGTGGTTGTGTTTGTAAACTGAACCACATTTGAGGTGGTATTTCCGTTGTCTGAGACGTCTTGGAGTGTCGTTACAAGGTTGGAGAGGAGACCACCATCCCCCAAGAAGGTTGTGGCCGTCACATTACCACCTGCGACGATGTTGCTCACCGTGACTAGACCGGTGGCGGTATTATTGAATTCAATTGTGTTTGTGGTGGTATTTCCATTATCTGAGACATCTTGGAGGGCTGTGACGAGACCGGTAAGTTGACTACCATCCCCCAAGAAGGTTGTCGCGGTTACGTTGCCACCTGCGACGATGTTGCTCACCGTGACCAGACCAGTGGCGGTATTATTGAACTCTATGGTGTTTGTGGTGGTATTTCCATTATCTGATACATCTTGGAGGGCTGTCACGAGGCCGGTGAGTTTGCTACCGTCACCATAGTACGAGGTCGCTGAGACGTTCCCATGAACTATGAGAACATTGGATCCGTCGGTGTCTATGAAGAGGTTGGACCCCACACTCAGGTCGTATATAGAGGATGCGTTTGCGATACCGACAAATCCTGTAAAGATAGGTCCATCCTTTGGGGCCTTAATTGTCTCAAGGGTCCCGACGCGGGCTGCGTTGGAGGCGAGGTCTACCTCCAGTATCCCAACCCTAGAGGCGTTGGAGGTGAGGTCCACCTCCAAAGTGCCAACCCTAGCGGCATTGGAGGCGAGGTCTGTTTCTAGAACACCAACTCGGGTGGCATTGGAGGTCAGGTCGGTCTCTAGAACCCCCACCCGGGCCGCATTTGAGGCCAGGTTGGTCTCGAGGGTTCCAACCCGGGCTGCATTTGAGGTGAGGTTCGTCTCTAGGACCCCCACCCTAGAGGCATTGGAGGCGAGGTCTGTTTCTAAAACACTTACACGGGTGGTTGTGGTCACGAGGTCATTGTTGATGGTGACTATGTTAGCTTCGGCACCCGCTAATCCGGTCTCTAGTGTCCCGACCCTTGCGGCATTGGAGGCCAGGTCTACCTCCAAGGTCCCGACCCTAGATGCGTTTGAGGCCAGGTCTACCTCCAAGGTCCCGACCCTAGAGGCGTTCGATGTGAGATCCACCTCCAATGTGCCAACCCTAGAGGCATTAGAGGCTAAATCGGTCTCTAGTGTCCCGACCCTAGAGGCATTCGATGTGAGGTCGGTTTCCAATGTGCCAACCCTAGAGGCGTTGGAGGCGAGGTCGATTTCCAAAACCTGGATTCGAGAAACGTTGCTATCGAAGTTTGACAGGAGTGCGACCCCAGTGAGTGTTGTACCATCTCCGTAGTATGCGGTGGCCTCAACATTCCCGGTGACGACGAGAATATTTGACCCCACATCATCCACATAGAGGTTTGACCCCACATCTAGGGTGTGTATGGGGGAGGTATTGACGATACCCACATTGGCTTCGGTATAGAGTCTACCGTACACATGAACATTGACATCTTCGGATGTTAGGGGGACTAGGCTTTTCCCATTTGCGCTACTTTGGGTGTAGGCGAGGATGATTTCATCGGTGGCTTCGACGAACCCGATGGTGACATTTGATTCTGGTCGTGTTAGGACGAGACCCAGGTCCAGTGTTGTGTCAAATAGGGTGTTGTCCTTCCCCAACTCTATGATTCCATCTCGAACCTTGAAGTTTTCACTATGGAATGAGGTTACAACACCTTCCACGAGGACATTGCCATCGACGACGAGGTCTTGGGTGATGTGGGTATTCCCGGAGACGACGAGAACGTTGGACCCGGTGTCATCGACGTAAAGATTTGACCCCACATCTAGGGTGTGCACCGGTGATCCATTTGCCACCCCAACATTTGAGAGTGTGGTAACACTCGTTTCCGGGTTATTAAAAGATACGACGTTGGCGGTCACATTACCGTTGGTGGTGGCATTTTGGAGTGTGATATCGAAAACATCTTCAGCCACGGAACCCGAATCTGTAATTTCTTTGGTCACCCGATTATATGCGAGCACAGTGACATTTCTATCGGATAAATCTTCGTTTAACCGCATGGGTGTCATATAGATGGCATTTGAGGTATTTGCTTCTAGGAACTCGTCACTGGCATTAAAGACTATGGTATTATCTGCCTGTTCCTGTCTACAATTTTTACCGAAGCGGATTCTCGTAGACCTCTCCACTGTCGGTAAGTTCTTTACCATTTATATAACACTTGATTTTATTTACACGAATAATTAGTTTGCATACAAGAGACCAGCCATACCATTTTGTATACGTAATATGTTGTAGTTGACTGCGTATATGGGGTCCATTATGTCTAGGGATTCGCTCATAATCTTGGCTGAGTTGAGGCGGCTAAAATTGAGGGTCCCCGTGGGCTGATAGGAGCTGGTCATGAGGCAGAAGCAGTACAAGAAAAAATCGGGTGAGGTCACGAAGTTGGTGTGGTAGTAGTTCATGACGTCTATAAAGTGTGGTTGACTCCACCTATAGTTACCAACATCTAGACCATTTATGGTGAGTTTAATTCTATTCGATGGTGAAGTTAGGGAGCTTATAACGGATGTATTTGATGATGCGATGTACTTCACGGGGTGATTGAATGTGAGTTCTTGGATCCGGTTTTGGGATGGAATATTCTTTTGAACTTGGGTGATGAGAATATCGTGGGTCTTTGTGGAAATTTGCGCACGTTCTTTGGTATCTAGGTAGTAATAGTTTGCAAAGCATTCTATGTTATAGGCGGACGCGTTTGGTCCCCAATAGATACGCAACTCTACATTGTGATAGTTTAGGGCCACAAGGGGAATTGCGGATTGTGCACTCTCACAAAAGAAGAAGCGGAGGGGGTAGAAGTAGGAGGATGAGCTCGTACCGGGGTGTGGTCCCATGGCACTCTTGGAGACATTCTGGGCGAATGTATCTATGGCAATTTTCTCACTGAAAATCGAATCCTGGGAATCTACAACGGAGCCACCGATGAGGAGTTCGACTTTGTCTACCAGGGTTCTCCAATCATCTATAGATTGGGCTTGACTCGAATCATCTGCGGCGAAGTACACGTACCCGAGGAGATCCCCGGAGCGTTCAAAATTAACACTGGACATTGAATTACTTTTCACTGCTCCAAGAATTGTTTGTTTTTCGATGGACTGTGAAAAGTTAGCATGTCTTTTGAAGTGTGAACTAAAGAAGGATATTTCAGGATTACCCATGATATATTCATCCTGGGCACCTATAGCGATCAATTGAACAACACCAGCGGACATGGTATACTACTCTATGGGGAGAAAATTACAGGTTGGGTTTCCTACACACGAAACGGAGGACTAAAAAATTATCTTCAACTGGATTTGGTGGTTCAATGAGAACACCATCTTGATTTCTAATAGTAATTGTTAAACGACTGATGGTTCGAATTGGATTTATATACTGTGTGGCGATTGGGTAATCATCTCTGAAACTGATGAGTCCACTGTCATCCGCTGTAACAATACTAGCGAAGGAGTTTCGTACCACGCTCATAGTGGCTTGACCGGTGAGAACGTTTGACGCTCGGTCCGAAAAAATAGAGTCCAGTTCTTCAATCGAAACATAACAGTGACCTGTCCCATTGATGGGTGCAACTGTATTAATTCTCGCAGCCAAAAGCCTGGCCTGAACAACGTTGTGGAGGGGTTGGTTCAAAAAACATGTAAAAGTATTCGCCGCCGTTTGACCAATGGTATCAACTGTAATTGTATGATATTCGTAGTTGAGGTCGGGGATCATCTCAGTTGGCGATGTGATGAGGGCCATTTATATTTAGCTTAGATTAAAGATCCGCCAATTCCATCCTCGATCGCATACCCAGCGTGTTCACCAACAAGTTTTTGGGCGCCACAGAGTCCACCGGGTGTGAGACTCTTGGTGTAGGGGCTGTCTTCCTTACCCGACCCTGGGACGCAATCCATACGATTCTCGAGATCGAAAAGAGATTTATCATTCACAACCTTGATTGTGATTGGCTTGGGCTGGTAACGACTTTTGTTCATCAGACCAAAAATCACGACGATATAAAATAAAATCACGATGGTGATGAGGAACTTTCGGTCAGTCTTATTGAACTGGAACATTTATAATGTATCAACATTTTTTATAAACTGCGTTAAAGGTAATTTTTTTAGTTTCTACATAAAGAGTAGATGGATGAAGAAATAATCATCGACCGTGGACAGCCCAATATCATGAAATTAGATGCTGATGAACAGGCCCTGATGGATGAGATTGAGATTTCCATCCCCCGTCCCCAGCCTGTACCTAGGCCCGCTCCACATAGACCCCAAAGACCCATGCACCAAGAACAAGATACGATGGATGCCTTTGTAAACCCCAACAAGCAAACGGCCCCCCGGCAACCTATACAGGAAGAAGAGATTGATTACGGTGAGGAACTATATGATGATGATGCCGATGAACCCCGAATGGGGGGTGGTGGACCGGGTTTCCAGGAAGATCAACCTTCTAAGGGGTACACCTCTATCGATGAAGAGAAGTCTGACCTTATCAACAAGTTGGCGCGCCTTGAGAAGAAGGGATTCTCAGTGAACAAGCGTCTAAATGCATATTCAAGTGTGGAGGAGTTGAGGGCCGAAGTTAAGAGGATTACCTACAGTATTGACGTTGAGCAGTCAATCAGATTCTCTCGAAGGATGCTTATCGCCTGTGTCACGGGTTTAGAGTTCCTCAACAAGAGGTACAATCCCTTCGAGATCCAGTTGGAGGGGTGGTCTGAGTCTGTGATGGAGAATGTTGACGACTATGACGGCGTATTTGAGGAACTCTACGTCAAGTATCGTTCCAAGATTAGTGTTGCTCCAGAGGTGAAGCTCATCATGATGTTGGGTGGTTCGGCGATGATGTTCCACCTGACAAACTCTATGTTCAAGTCGGTGATGCCCAACATGAACGATGTGATGAAGCAGAATCCAGATTTGGTCAAGAATATGATGGCAGCGGTTCAAAACACGACGAGGTCTCCTGATGGTCCAGCGACGGAGGCTCCGGTTGGCGGGACGGGTAATTACGAGATGCAGGGTCCCGGTCTGGACATTTCCAGTTTGATGGGTGGTATTATGATGCCACCTCCACCCCCTATGAACACCACACCACCCACGATCCAAGAGGAGGAAGAAGATGTGTCTGATATCGTATCGGTCTCTGGTGAGTCCACTGGTGGTGAAATTAAGGAGGTCAACGTCGAGGGTTCCAAGCCAAAGAGGACCAGACGAAAAAAGAAGACAGAAATTAATCTCTAAATACTATATAAATGATAGCGTATTGTCCGCTGGAGGAACTTGAACCTCCCGTCCGACAACAACCGAAAGTTGTCGAAGAACCAGAGGAGGTCCCCCCTCCAGTTGGTTACGAAGAAACTGAAATGAATTACGTCATCATGGGCTTCATTGTTGGCGTGATTATTCTCGCCGTCTCTGATTCCATCAGGGCGTAAATGTAATAAATCTACCGAGGGGTTTTCCCCTGAAGTAAATTTAGTAT